AGACGGCGGCAGCGAATAATTTTAGCCCCCATCGCCTTAATTATCTGGGAATCAATCATATCTTCATGCTGTGCAATCAGATAAACATCCCAGCCCAGCTTACGGGAATGTATCAGCCAGTCAATTAACGGTAATCTATCCTTACGGGCAAAACCACGGGTATTCAGCCATGTCGCACACTCATCAAGAAATAACGCCCCGAAGCGTGTTTTTTCATTTTCAGGACATCCACGACCAAGAAGCTCAAAGTCTTCAATGCGGGGCATGGCCGGAATAACCGTAACGGGGTTATCCGAACCTGAGGACATATATTCAGTGTTAAGCGGATAATTTGCCGCAACCCGCAATCCACGGCGATAATAAAGTGAGGCAAAATAAGCTGCAACAATGCCTTTACCCTGACCCAGATTACCCGTGATAACTGGCATAACTTACCCCGCAAAATTACTTGCCAATATTAAGTCCATTTGATTTAAATAAATCATAAACCAATCGATACACTCTATCCTTATAAAGATATATGTATGAAATAAATTGAACATGGAGGATAATATTAAAGCAGTCCTGAATATTTAAAGGCAGGTAACTGAATGCAACTATAATAACATCGAGTTTATTAACATCGGAGATTTGACGAATAATAAAATTAACGGCAGATACAAGAGCATAATATGAAGTGTAGCAAAGACCAAGATAAGAAAGGAGCTTAGCCCATGCAACAGCTTTATCACCGATAACTCCTGCAATGAAACGTAGTGATTTTAAAACAACATCAACAAAAAAAGCACCTAAAATGGCCCACATCAGAGTTTTACCTCACGTTCAAACAATGTACGGCGAGAAATAACAAAAACGCGTAACATGGTTATCATATAAATAGCATACTCAAGAACAGAACGAACATAATCGTCATAAGCTTTTGCAAAATGGCTTGTATCAATCTTGAAATTAATCGAGCCAATCAACGGAAGATTAAAACTAAATTGTAAAGTAAAAGGAAGAGCAATTCCATTATTTGTATTTACCAGCTTGTCAATATTAACTGTAAGCCAATTGTTATTATCATGACTCTCACTTCCCTGTCCTGGCAAGTAATGCGAAAGCTCCCCTAAAGGGAAATCCCCATCAGGTAAAGAAGAAGCTATATTCTGATTAATATCTTTAATACCATTGTCCAGTGAATTTAATGCATTATTCATATCAGCCTGAGAAACAGAAAAAGCATTATTTAAATCATTCACTGAAACCCAAATACGCTGCAACCAGCCAAGAATATCACCAAGCCAGCCGTCGCCGGAGGAACTGCCACCGCCTGAGTTACCACCACCTGAGCTGCCGCCGCCTGAGTTACCACCACCTGAGCTGCCGCCGCCTGAGTTACCACCACCTGAGCTGCCGCCGCCTGAGTTACCACCACCGGAACTGCCGCCACCTGAGCTGCCACCACCGGAACTGCCGCCACCTGAGCTGCCACCACCGGAACTGCCGCCACCTGAGCTGCCACCGCCAGAACTGCCACCACCTGAGCTACCGCCATCCTCCTTATCATCGGAGAATGCAGGATCTACAGCAACTGGTTTCCAGTTGGCAGTACAAACCGTATCATCATCGGGATTACAAATAAAAGGATTGCCGGTTGCCTCATAAATACACCCCTGCACATTAACATAACGGGTCCCGTCATCACCTTTATAAACACCAGGAAAAGTCATACCATCAAGAACCGGACGAGAAAGACAAATCTCGTCAGTTGGCGGCTTATTATATTCAGGTGTCAAATCCCCCTCACCACCCTGAAAATCAAGAGTGCAGGTTTCCCACTCTCGCTTCTCTAAATCCCAGACTTTATATGCGGACCACCGGGCATGGACAAAAACCCCAACGGTGGAAGGCGCGCTAGACGAGTCTGATAGCTTACTACCGCAATAATGAATTATTCCGGAGCACGCGTCGTAACCAACGGAACCACAATAAATATGACCAGCTCCCCTGGCTAATTTAATCGATGCTCCCGCATCTGAATAAGCTGTTCTGCAGTTGAAACGGCCAAAACACTGAACAAGCTTATCCGGATCTTCTTTCTCCTCAGCAAAAGAAAGCGAAGAAAAGAACAAAAACAGAAACGGAAAAATAAGACGAATCAAGCAAAAACTCCTGAAATGATTAAAAAAGCGCCCCGAAGGGCGCTGTCGTTAAATAACTATCAGGTTGCGCGGGAAAGGAAGCCTTTAATGATACCGATACCCAGACGGGCAGCGAGTGAAACACCAAGAACGGCAAATGCCGCCGTACCTGCAATGCCAATCACACTGATGAGCGCGTCGCCAATTTCTCTAACAGTATCAGCAGAAATAAAAGACGGAACCTGAACTGCGGCAGATGCAGGAAGCGCAGCGACAGAAACAGTCGTTGCCAGACCAGATAAAACAAGGGTTTTAAGTTTCATAAAATTCCTCTTTGACAATTAAAATTAATTAACAGCATCGCTGAACATCCGGCAGACCAGAGTGAAAATAACACCAAGGCCAAAGCCAAGAAGCCAGCAGACAATCCAGACATACAGAACGGCCCAGTAAAGCTCCCCGTCCTGTACGCCAGAATTCAGTGCGGATAAAACACCGCTGAAATCAAATTCAGTCATAATAACGCTGAACAGTAATGCTTTGTGAGTCACAGGCGCGAATCAGTTTTATTCCGATGCCAAAACCTGAAGAAAATAAAATCATTGCAGGCGCAGCAAATAAAACAAAGTTCAGAAAATCAGCGTCAGACATATCATCAGCCTTTTTCTTTACCTGCGGGCAGTGCACCCAGCGGCTGACCGTCAAAACGTTTCATGGAGCCGGAAATAAAACGATACCAGACACCATGACGTTCAGAGCCTGTCGACCATGAGTTAACATCCACCGTGAGATAAACAGGTTTGCCCTGCAAATCAGGACATGAATTAAAAAATTTAAAATCCTCCTCAGTACAGGAAAATCGCTCATGCTCCTCACGGCGGACTTTTAATTTTCGGTCCTCATACGGATAGGCAATAACAATGGCATATTTGGGTTTAGCCTCAGGGTTATAATGAGAACCCGTGGGTTTTAACTCCTCATCATTTATGACAGTGGCGTGAATAAAATATCCCGCCATTGTCATACCTGCGGTAAAACCCTCAGGGGAAGGAAACGGAAAACTGTCGTAAATTTGATTCATAAATCAGACTCCTCAATGTTAAAAATTCAGTCAGGGACAGTTATTGTCACAAGTCCAAGGGTCGGCTTCGCCGCCCCCACCCGCCGCGCGGGAGCGCGTCGTGCGGTGTCGTGAAGCCGACGAAATAAACACAGATTCATAGCTGCTGCCGCTTCTGACTTCCTCTGCGCGGATTTTTTCTGCGGGGGTCATACGGCGGACAACACAGCCCATAAAACGGGTTATGACCGGAACGGGGCCAAACATGAAACCGGAAATCACTGGTGCGCAGGGTTCACCGTAACGGTTAAAACGGGGTTTACCACCTTCCTGCGGCTGAACGTAAAACGGACGAAGCAGACGTTCAGAACAGAAGAAACCGCCGTTCAGCAGGATATAGGTCCGGAAATCGCCTGCATCACAGGCCATGCGGATGGCTTCCAGTTCGGCGACCTGCTGCGGCGTGAACTGCTGCATATTGATATGATGCGCCTCAAGCGGTGCGCGGAAGCTGCGCATCTGGCGGTAAGCCGTAACGGAGGGAACGCCAAAGAACTGGAACAGGCGAAGGCGCGTTGCTTTCTGCCAGCAGGCGGCACGGCTGACGGCATCACAGAATGAACGGGCAGAATAACGGTCATTCAGGGCGGTAATACCATCCGCACTGACATCACCCGCCATTTTGGTGATGTACTTCACGATGTAACGGAAACCATCACCCTTTTCAGGGTCAATAGCCTCAATACGAATACGGTGCTCTTTCGCCCCCTTTTCATCCGGCTCATCGCGCATGGCCTCTTCACGGAAAATGGCCAGCACCGTTGCGCTCTCATGGGGATTGCAGTAAATCAGGAAATTCCAGTGCGTTGTACCGTCAGCATGAGGCTCGACCGTGCGCAGGCCGGGTATCTGAATACCGGCTTTATCCAGTCTGCGGCAGACCCGACGCCAGACGGTATTCAGCCAGGCGTGCGAATCCTTAACGGTCGGGCAACCTGCTTCCCACCATTTTTTATTCGGACGAGAATGCCATTTTCCGGCAACCTTAAAACTGGTCGTCGGGTGAAAACGT